TGTAGAACGAAAGCAGAACTCTTAGCTACCCAGCCTTCTGAGGTTGGTTTTTTGTTTTCATCGTCCACTACAGTAGTGGATCTAACCCCGGACTTACCGTCAGCAGGTTGGTTTACGAAAGAATATTCCTTAAAGGAAATGTCTTGCATATCTATGAATGCAAGCTTACCTTTGTAAACTTGACCTCTACGATACTTAGGAGCAGCTGGTCTTCCTGATGCGTTCTCGGTAGCGAGATCTTCTCCGGAAATGGAACAAACTGCTTTTCCTGCTCTACCGCCAACTGAACCAGTAAGATATCTCTTGTCGAGGATCTTTTGAGCAGCAACTGGATCTGTAATTGCAACTTGCAATCTTACGAAAGGACTTCCGTCACCTTCTTTATCCATCTTTGCTGCCATAACACGACCAATAGGCTCTGTGTTAAGATCATGGTTCATTATTATTGGCTTAGGGTATGGCTCAACCCAAGACTGCAAGGCTTTTTCAAGTTCTGCAGCGGAATAGTTATTGTAATTAGAAGTCAATCCGTTCATGGATTGCAGCAACTTCAATAATTAAACCATAATTAGCATTAAATGATTCCGAGAAATTATAGTTGCTCTCGCTGATATCTGGAAGTTGAACGGTAAAGTTCTCCGTGAATTCAAAAGTCATTTATTTGTTCTCCCTAAAGAGCAGTTTAAACTAAACATTATAGTAAGTTAAGTTATTATAAACTAAACATTCTTATATAAGAATATCATACTTTAGATAAAGATTGCAACACATCTTTATGTCTTAAATCGCCATTTTTAACAAAATCATTAAACATGGCTTTACTCATTATATGGGGAGCATACATGTAAGATGCACTAAACAGTTTATATCCCATTTTGCCACAGTTCCCAGACCAGCCAAGATCTTCTCCCTGCTCATGTATTTGATAGTTTATATTTTGATATACATTTTTTGACATCATTTTTGCTGCCATTATAATGTCTGATTGGAAGTAAGTCCCTAGAGGAAAGTTATCGATTCTCATTGCCTTTTTGCCTACTTCGCCAATCCACTTCATAACACTAGGAAATCTCATTCCTACAGGAGTCATAAACATAAGTGGACTTACAGCATCAGCTCCATCTTTTATATGGGCTATCAATAATTCAATAGTGCTTGGATTAGTTAATAGGATATCTGAGTCTAGGCTAAAGAAATAATCAGGCTCATATTCTCTAACTTTATTTAAAAGAATATTTCTTAAATTAGTCATATTCTCATATTTAGAGATAGTCCATTGACGCATTCCTTCTTCATGTGAAGAATGGTTTAAAGTATCTGCCGATATAAAATCAACAAAAGGGATTTCTGGATGAACTGATTTCCATCTTTCAATCATAGCTATAGTCCCAGTATCGTCTTTACTTCCAACAAAAACAAAACCTATTTCACTTAATGGAAAAGATTGATTTTCTATGCAAGATGCCCAAGCTGGGAATATCCATTCCCTATCATATATAGGGCAACCTATAATGAGCTTCATTTTACTTTTCGGTAGTGGCTTCTTTGGGAGCAACTTTGTTTCTAGATTGAACTTCTTGTTCTTTCGTAAGAGGCTTTGATTCTTCAACCTTAGGTGCTTCTGCTTCTACTGCGGGCACAGCTGCAGGCGCGGGTACATCTGCAGGTGTGATAATTTCTTCGACGGCAACAACATCTTCTTTTTTATTGGCCGCTTCAAGTTCATCAATTTTGTCTGCAAAAGCAACAACAATATCAACTAGAATTTGCAAGCCCAATCTAGCTTGACCATTATCTACTGCCGTCAAGAATGCATCAATTGCATTATCGCCGTATCTCATTTGCTTGCCTATTTCTGATTCAATATACATTAATCTACCTGTTCGTTTCGTTCGACTGTTTCGTCTTGCTCATATACATTATACTCGTCTTTGAGTGCATTTTCAATCATTGGGAGCCAAGAAAGATCAGATCTTCTTATATTAGGAGAAGTTCTTCTGCCCTGCTGATTTGCTGGGCGAATTACATTGCCAGCACCTTTTCTCTTTGATGGCAGATTCTTCTGGCCCTTAGGAGCAGGTTTTTGTTTATCTGAATTCTGAGCCCCTGCTGTTACTGGAGGAGCGTTGTCTGCTACTACTTCTGCTTGATTCTTTGCTATCTCCATTTGGATATCAGCTTGAATACCTGCAAACAATTCGTCTCTATCATACTCTGGATCCATGCCAAGTTGTATTCTAGCTTCTGGTAAAGTGATTGTTGAGTTAGTATACTTTTGTATTATGTGAGTTTCTTTTTTGACTTGAGTATCAACGTCAATCTCATTAAATTTAAAGTAACATCTATCAGAAAGACCTGTTTCCATTGGGTTCACGATTGGATCAAATCCGCCCTCAAACAATAATTCATTGAAGAAATGTAATCTAATCATCTCGGACATTTGCTTTTGATATTGCTTAACCTTGTCATATAGCGCAGTATCTAATCTGTCGGTCATGGCTCTGTTGCCACCGTTCATAGACATGCCCAAGTGATGAGGTGCTACGCCAAGTCCAATAGCTACTCTTTCTTTAAAGTGATTTAAATAACCTTCAGCATTTAACGAGGCATTATTTGCACCTATGACTTCTACGTCATGTCTAAAAGGAAGAATTAATCCACCCTCAGCTCGCATACTTTCTATCTCAGAAGATGCTCTCTCTATTTCCTCTGGCTCAGCTGGTTGATCCGCTGTTCCAATCTTGTATTTATAAAGAGGGAATAATTCTCTATGAACTAAGTTTTGAATATCTTCTTCAAGCTGTCTTAAAGCGATAATGTCATCTAGGGCTGCACTAATAAATGGAGTGCCAAACGCACGTCCGGTCTTCTTGTCAAAATGTAAGTGGATTACCTTCTCAGCGTCCCATACAGGGTCTTTGTCTGTCGGCATGTAGGTCCAGGGGTTAGTCTGCTGTCTATAGGCCTTAGGCTTATTGTGCTTGTCTCGTAAGATTCTAACCTGCTCAGTTGGGATAATATAATAACCAACAATTGGTTGAGTGCCATTTATCGGTGTTAAAGGAGTAGGGAAGTACTGAGACATATCAGCTCTTGCCTTAACAATAAATACGTTAGAGAATTTAATTAGATGATCTGTTACCTCAAGAAGAAAATCACTAAATGGTCTCTTCATGGCTATTTCCATGAAGTCAATTCTTTGATTGATATAGGCAACAGCCTCTGGATTTTCTCCAGTAATCTTCCAGCCTTCTTTCCAGAACAGCTCCTTATATTTAAGCATACCTTGCTTAGCATAGGAGTCGGTATCTAGAGCCTGTAGTATTCTTTCAAAGTTATAGGGAGATGGTTCAAAGGTAGCCCTAACATTGTAGTAGTAAGTTGTGCCACGAAAGCCCAAAGCCAAAGCTGCTGGTTTAAGCGTCTTGGACAAAGACTTGACCTGATCTGGTTCTATGGACTTTGCTAGAAAATCGGCAGAACTATTCTGGACAAATGGAAGATAATCTTTTAAAGCCATTTATATTCTCCTGTTTAAATATATAAGTTAATAGTAGTATTTAAAACTACAAAGGAGAAGTTAACTATTGAGCTTGTAATTCTGTAGCCTCAAAAGCTCTTTTAACAATAAGAGCCTTAACTGACTCCAGCCAAAAAACTGTTTCAGCCTCGTTGAAATCACTTTTATAACCAAGGTTTTGATCGCTAATTGTAATAGAGATAGCAAAATCTTTTTTAGGCTGTACTGGCGTTTCTACAGTTTCTTCTACTGGAGCTTGTTCTACTGGAGCTTGTTCTGTTGTAGCTTTTATTTGTTTTGACATTATTTTACTTTTTCCTTTGGATTGGTTGGTATTTCGAATGCATCTGACGATGATTGGGCTAGATTTAACTGTATGGTTAGTTGCTTTATTGTAGCTTCTTTAATCACTAATTCTGTTATTAACTGGCCTACTTTTTCTTGAAAAGCTTGCATGATGATATTGATATCTAAATTTTGTTCATTCATAACAAGTATTATATCAGAGTAAATTGTAGTTAATCAAGATTTAGCTAGATAATTTGATTATATTAATAATATGCAGTATCCGATTGATAATTTTCTGGAGCCCATTCTCTTTCCAGTATCTGTATGTCTCGAATAATTGCCCTATAACTACTTGTAGTAGCATTCGGCCACCTATCCATCCCCCAAATATAAAGCCTTACGTAATAAGTTCTACCTGAATGTTGTTTTACGTTTGTAAAATTAAATGTATCGTAATTTCCTGTGTCATTATAAGTTGAAGTGGCCACATATTTATACCCTTGTATAGTCCCTGTTCCTTGCCATGTTACTACTCCACTAGCATTAGCTATGCCAATATGCAAAGAATAACTTTGTGCATACCCAGATCTAATTCTTATTTGCCCTATTTCCGTATAATGTGTAGTAGAGGATTCACCGCTTTGGCCACCTGTACCCTGTCCTTCAATGTAAGGTAAAACACTAGAGCCAGAGCTTCCTGCAGACGAAAACCCGGTAGAGACCCAGGCTGTAGATGCGTTATTGTCGCCAACATTTTCTGCTACGTATATACTGCTAAAATTACCACTTGATGTTATCGTATCGGCATAACCGAACTCTAGCCAATTATCCTCATATGCTTGTCTTACGTCCGTAATTGCAACTGAATTATAGTTATCTGTTGTTACCGAAGCTGTTGTCCCAGATATTTCTTCGCCTTCATTGTCTACTGATACTAATCTAACTTTATATGTAGTATTATAGCTTAATGCCGTAAATTCATATGTTAGAGTTGTTGCCGATGTCACTAAATCAAAATTATCGCTAGTCTCCAAGGAACCATCCGCAGAATCTAAAAGCTCAAAGTAGCAATACTGATTATTGGCTTTACCATTGTAGGACAAAGAGCAAGATATACTCCTAGTTACACTGGCCAAGGTATCGGTGCCTGCATCTATATCGGATTGCAATACTGCATAGTCTGTACTGGTCCAACCATCATTTCCCTTAGTAAGAGTTGGAGCTGCTGGAGTTGGAGGTAATGTATAAGATGAGGTGGTGTCGTCTGCTGTGTTTCCTCCGGTATCTTCAATCCTAACTACTAGATTGTAAAAATCTCCAGCAGTTAGCCCAGTAAAAGTATAAGATCTCAATGAAGAATTAGTTGAGTTGACCCAGGTAGATCCGCCATTGCTAGAAAATCTCCACCTTAAAAAGTCTCCTGGAATAACATCAAAATCCCAACTTACTGATAATGATGTTTGAGTTCTTGAATCTACAGTTAAGTTATACGGAGCTTCTGGGGGAACATTATCTGTTGTCAATAATTGTATTGCCTGAGCGGTTTTTCCAGCTGTGTCAACCATTCTAACACCAATGTAATAGGATGTTCCTTCGTTTAATCCTGTTATAGTTTTTTGTCTTAAAAATTTATTTGTATCATCTTCAATCCAGGTTGAGCCATTATTCTTGGTAAATTGCCATTTTACAAAATCGAAAGGAACCTCATCAAAATCTCCTGATTCCCAAGTGATTGTTATTTGTCTTTCATCTTCTACGCTATTTGTAATTGCGGGCGTTGGAGGTATTCTATTCCATGCCTGTGTCCACGTTGTTGCTCCAGTTTTAACATAAACAATTTCAGCTTTTGGCCAAATATCTTCTTCTATATTAAGGGCAAAATTAGAAGAATTATTTTCAGAAACTTGAGACCATGTAGATGCTCCCGTTTTTACCCAAAGGCCTTTAGTCATTTTGCTATCCTAGTATGCTATCCAAATATCGCCAACTGCACCTGTTTCTGCTGGAGGTTCAGTTCCATTTGATAGCCATATTGCTCTTGGACTTGGAGCTCCGTTATACGCCCCGCCTACTGAAATAATACCACCACTAGAACCTGCTGAACCAACTGATATTGTATTGACTTTTAGATTGCCATCTGAGTCCAATGAGAAATTTGCGTCTGCTGGATCTTCTGCTCCAGACCATATTCTATATGATGTTCCACCACCAGCTGATGCATTATCAAAAAATGTAATTACTGGCTTTGTTGCTGCGGAGGAAAAGTCGTATAAATTTTGTAAATTATTTTCATGTATTTCATCAAGATCTTGGTCTTCTCCATAAATAGCTATTATGACTCTGTTCCCCGGCAAATTAGCCCCTGCTGTAGCTTCATCAGATGTAAAGGTATAATCTTGTTCATAAACAGATTGAATAGCAAATCTTTTATTATTTAATATAGTTAACGTTGAAGTAAATCCACTTAAAGTTACTAAAGTATTTTCCAATAAGCTTGTGTTAGCTTCTATTGCTGCAGGGA